GTCAGGTAATGGCGGTCGAGGCCGGAATAATGCATGTAGAGCACGGCCTGCGCGTAATAGACCGGATCCCACGCCGCGAGCGCCTTCTTCTCGCCCCGCTCGGCCTTGAGCTTTTCGAGCTTGGCGAGCTTGTCGTCGTTGACCGCTTTGTGCTCCCAGATGTGGACCGTCTTGGGCGCCTGCAGCAGCCCGGCGATGACGCCGTCCTTGTGGCCGCGGAAGTGGCCGTCGAGATCGGTGTAGCCGAACTGCCGGCCGGTCTCCGGATCGACCGTCCAGAGCGTGATGCCGTCGACGAGGCGCAACCGCTGCGCCTGCACGTCCTCGGCGGCGTGGCCGTCGGCGAACCGCTTCAGCGCATCGGCCGAGAAGCGGGCCTGCGCCGCCCAGCGGAAGATGTACCAGAGGTTCCGTTCGCACGAGTGCCCGATGGCGCTCATGCCGAGGTACGAGCGCGGCTTGTCGCGCAGCGCCCGTTCCTCGAGTGCGCGGTCGGCCGCGGCGAGGGTCGGGTCGGGAATTATTGGCAATGCGACCATGCTGATCCAGTAAAGGTGCGGGCTCGCCGTCCTTGCTCGCTCACGCTGACAATCCCCCCACCGTTATCCCGAGGACGGCTTGGTATGCTCGGCTGGCCCGCTCAGCCGCCGGTATCCTGACGGTGGGGGATCTCGGGTTTAGGCGCGGGCCTGCCGCCAGGGTGGCGTCGCCTTAGCCGGCGCCGGGGTCGGCGCAGCCGCAGGGGCCGAGGTCTGGCTCTGAGTAGAACCACCCGCTGCCGTCGCAGTACCGGCAGCCTGGGGCGCCCCTAAAGGGCGCTGCGGCGCCGCCGCACCATACGGCTCGTAACCCTTCACCTCGTTGTTTGCGTCGTATTGCCCCTGCGCCGGCTTGATCTTCACCGTCGCGGTCATCGCCCGGAAATGAAGCTGCTCGCTGTCGCGGATCTGGACGATGCCGACCGCGTGGCAGATCGCCGAGAGAGTCCGCTGCGCGATGTCGACGGCCTGCGCGTTCTTGTTTTCGAGGTTGAGGCGGTCCCAGAGCTTGCGGCCCTTTTGCTCGCCCTCAAGGATCTCCATCTCCAGCCAGATATACGAGCCGAGTCCGTCCTTGGTCGGCCGCTTTTCGCTCTGGATTATTTGCACCGGGTACTTGCCCGGCGGCAGCAGCTCTAGCGGCTTGTTCGGATCGACTTGCGTTGCGTCAAAGTTCAATTGCGCCATTTCGCGTTCCTTACTTTGCGGGATGATTGTCGAGTGCGCGTTGGAACTCTTCCCAGGACAGCGGCAGCGTCTCGGGAAGGTGAAAGCGGTTCTTCGCGATGTACGCGGGCCGCTCGACCGTATGCAGCAGCCGCTCGGATGAGCCGGCGCCGCGCACGACCTTTTTGTTGAAGCCCACGTCCGACTTGATCGTGCTCACGCGGTAGTTGGCGAACAGGATCGCGTCCGAGTGCTCGGACAAGAGCGCCGCCGCGCCCTTGTGCAGCTTGATCTCGTAACGGTCGTAGGGCTCGGTCTCGGGCGAGTCGAAACGCTGGATCTTGGCGTGCGCGAGCTGGATGATCGTCATGCCTGGGCGATCGTCGTACCCGTCACGGAGCGCGTTCAGCCCCTCGATGTATTCGCGCCAGATACTCAGCGCCGCGACGTAGCCCTTGCCGTAGCCGGGATCCTCGATCGCCCTCCAGCCGTTTCGCTTACATGCCTCGGTCCAGACGAGCGGCTCCAGCCAGTCGAGGGTGTCGATGACCAACGTCTTGTGCTGGTGCTCCTCGGTATAGAGCGCGCCGAGCGCCTGCATGACATCGTCAAATGTCTTCGCCAGCGGGAACGCATCGACATCGAGCGGCGTGCCGTCCTCGATCGGGATGAAGACCGGCGCGGGCGCCCCGGCGCCGAAGGTCGACTTGCCGACTCCGGCGACGCCGTAGAGGAGGATGCGCGGCGGCTTGCGGACCTTGGCCCGCGTCAGCGACGAGAGAGAGATCGCCACTAACGCACCTCCTTGATCTCGACGCCGGGCTTCGCCGGCTTCGTCGTGATCGCGCGGGCCGCCAGCGCCCAGAGCTCGGGCTTGTTTTGCTGGAGCCAGCGGCACCCGGCCGCGTCGGGCTCGATCTTCTCGACGACGCGCACCGGCCGCATGTCCTCGGGGATGAGGTCGGCGACCTCGCGCCACGCCGCCTCGTCGACGGTGCGCGTGAGCTTGCCGGTGATGGTCAGCTTGAGATTGCCGAACGTGTGCGTTTCTGCGCCCTCGGGCTTGCACCCGATGCAGCTAATCAACTGTTCCTCGATGCCGAGACGCTTCAGCTTTGCTGCGTTTTCCTCAGTTTTTGCCTGTAGCCATTCCCGCGCTAGACGTAGCTGTTCCGTGCTCATGTGCTTCCTTCTGCTCTCGCTCACTCACTTCCACTTCCACATTCATTGGCCGGCGGCGCGCCTTCCACTTGCGGCGCGCTTATTGACCGCGTCCTCGGGCAGGACGGCTCGGTCAGGCCACCAGCGCATCAGGTCTTGCTCTCGGCGATCTCGTAGAGGCAGGCCGCGTAGCCGGCGATGTCGACTGAGGTGTCGAGATGGGCGGGGTTCGCCAGCGTCCGCTCGACCTTCAAGTCGATCATGCAGAGCGCGACCTGGGCCGCCGTGACCTCGACTCCGAGCGTCAGGCTCCACCGCTTGGCAATACGCCAGAAGAGGTCTTCCGGGCGCCCATACGCTTGGCCGCGCGCCGTCACCGCCGCCTTGGCGAGGCCCAGCGCCCGGAGGCGACCGCTCTCTCGCTGCGGTCCCTGGCACCGCCATTCCTCGGCGCAGGCCATCGGGTCGGCGCAGCCCTTGCAAGTGATGAAGCCCTTCATGTCGCTCTGCCCGCGCCGGTCAGTCATGGCGTCGCTCATGCCGCCTCCTTCGCCAGCTTGAGGCGCCCGTAATGGGCAATCAGGCTGGCCTCGGCGCGCCCGTCGTCCTTGACGCGGGCGAAGAGGTCCGCTTGCTCCTGCCACAGCTCCTTTGCCAGGGCGCGGCTGGCGTCCTTGCCGGCGCCGGCTTCGATGCCGAGCGCGCGCTTCCACGTCGTCGGGGTGACATCGCGGATCGGCACGAAATGGGCGCGCAAGATGCCGCGGACGACACCGTAGCCCCGCCCGAAGGTGAAGGCTCCGGTCGGGCCTTCGCCGGGCCGCACGCCGACCAGTTCGAGGAAGGCGACATCGAGACCGCGGGCGACGATCTTCTTGACCCGGCGCGCAAGCTCGACCTCGTCGATCGAGCTTTTCTTGCTCTTCTTGGTCTTGCCGGCCAGCAGCGTCGGCATATCGACGACCTCGTCGAGGACATCGCCGACGAGGTACGCGAGCGCGCCGCCCTTGCCGGGGTCGATCCCGAGAACCCGTTTCATACGCCTTGCCTCACGCGGTAGCCCTGCGCGAGCCCGTCGAAGAGCCCGTAGTCGCTGACGACAAGCCAGGGCATCAGCCGCAAGGCCGTCCGGTTGCGGATCTGCCGGCCGCTCGGCAGGTAGTAGCGGTCGCCCCAAATCGTGTGCTGGACGAAGAGCGGTCCCTTCGCCTCGATCTCGGCCAGCAGCCGTAGCTGCGCCGCCGTCGGCTTGCGCTCCTTAGTCGTCATGGCGATGCCGCCACTGGGCGGCGCGCAGCCGCGTCTCGATGTCGAGGCGCAGCGCCCGCTCGTCCTTCTCCTGGCGCGCGGTCCCGCCGTTGACGCCGGCAATGATCGCGTTGACGACGACCGCCGCGGCGCAGAGCCCGAGGAAGAGCCAGATGCTCATGCGTGCCCGGCGACCTCGTGCGCGTCGATGTGGTCGATAATGTCGTCGGCGACGTTGAGCGCGGTCTCCGGGTCCATCGAAGCGACCGCGAAGATCCGGCCGTCGGGACCGTGGAAATTGATCGAGACGGTGCCGTGCGCGCAGCACGTTACCGACAGGCTGGTCGCCTGAAACGTCTGGTCGGTCATCGCGTGCTCCCGACGGCGCGGGGATCGTCCTCGTACCGCCGGCCGGCGTAGAGCCTCTCCAGCACGAGCCGGGGCGGCGGCGGCTCGTTCGCCTCTTGCCGTTGCCGCTCGTGCTTGGCTCGGTCGCGGA